GGCAACTTATTTAACCAATACGCTATTTGTTCTATCAACTACGCTAGAGTAAGAGACTAATGCACGAAAGCACGAAGTCTCTTTAACATTAACAAATGAGGTATAATGGAAAAACTAATAGAAATAGGAAGTAAAGTTGAGACAGTAGCCAGAGGCTACGAAAAAGTTGAAGCTGAAAGAGAGCTTGAACAGAAGATGTTACAGAGAGGGAAGGATAGATTTCATAAAAATATCCTGAAATCACAATCAAAGAAAAAAGAAAATGGTAAAGACAAAGAGCCAACTGAAAGTACAACACTCTATGGTCAGCACTTATTACAAGAAGCTATAGAGCCGGTTAATATTGAGGTAGAAAAATATTATAAAGATGCTTTCAATGGTCATTCTAAAAAATATGCTAAATCAGCAGAACTATTGTGTAAATGTATTCCTATTCAGGAACTTGAAAATCCCAATCATAATAAATGGGGTGCAATTAGTTTAATAGCTTTAAAAGCAATATTAGATTCAATTACTCTAGGATGTACGCAAACGAAAGCTACAGTAAAAATTGGTAATTCCTTAGAGGATGAAGCGAGGCTTTTATATTTTCAGGAGAATGATAATAAAACCTATAGTAAAACTAAACATTATCTAAAAGATAAAAATGATTACCGCTATAAGAAAAAGGTTTTTGTTTATGCGATGGGTAAAGCAGACCTTGAGTATGGCCATTGGTCTAAAGTAGAAAAGGTTCAATTAGGAATGACTCTTTTAGATTTAGTCATTCGAGCTACTGGTTTAGTTAAATTACAGAGAAGAGTAGAAGGCCGAAGAAATTCACCAGTCTATGTAGAAGCTACACCAAAAACTATGGACTGGATTGAGAAGAAGAAGCTTCATTCAGAAGCATTAAAACCAATGAGAACCCCAATGATAATTAAACCTAAAGAATGGTCTAGTCCGTTTGATGGAGGTTATCTAACTCATTCATATAACACACCAACTAAGGAGAAAAAATAATATGCACTACAATTTATTCAAATCAAGAAGCAGAGCTTATCTTGAGGAAATGAACAATCGAGCACAGGATATGCCAGATGTTTACAAATCAGCAAATGCTCAACAAAACACAGCTTTTAAAATTAATATTAAAGTTTATCAGGTAGCCAATACAGTATTCCATAATGGAAGTGTTATAGGCAAATTACCAAGTACAGAAAATATACCATTACCTCCTAAACCTTTTGATATAGGAACTAATGAAAAAGCTAGAAAACAATGGAAAAGAAAAGCGGCTCAAGTTTATTCAGAGAACGCTGAATTAAAATCTAAAAGATTGTTGATAGATAAGTTGCTCTGGGTTGCTGAGGAATACGACCAATATCCTGAGCATTATTATCCAATGCAGTATGATTTCCGTTCAAGAATCTACTGTGTGCCGATGTTCTTAAATTTTCAGGGTAATGATTTATCTAAGAGTTTATTATTATTTAGTAATGGTAAACCTATAGGAAGCGATGAAGCTCTCAATAAGTTAGCAATTCACGGAGCTAATATGTATGGAGAAGATAAACGAACTTTATCAGATAGAGTAAAATGGGTAGAAGAAAACGAAGAAGCAATATTAGCTTCAGCAAGAGACCCACTTAATAATAATGATTTTTGGGCTAGAGTTAGTGTTAGTGAGCCTTATCAATTCTTAGCATTTTGTTTTGAATGGGAAGAGTTCGTTAATTCAGGAAGAGACTTAAATTTTATAACTCACTTACCTTGTTTTAGTGATTGCACTAATTCAGGCTTACAAATATTTTCAGGAATGTTAAGAGATGAGGTTGGTGGTAAAGCTACAAATCTTACTAATGAAGAGAAACCTCAAGATGTTTATGGTGAAGTAGCTAATAAAACTTTAGAACATTTAAAAGAAATGCCTGATAGCCAACTTAAAAAGATGTGGCTTGACTATGGATTAAGTAGAAAAACAACTAAAAAAGTTACGATGTGTGTTGTCTATGGCTTAACTCAATTTAAAAGTAGAGCTTATCTCCAAGACCATTTAGAAGATATGGTTGAAGAAGGTAAGCCTTGTCCATTTGTTAAAGATAAAGAAGAATCTAAATTAACAGGTATACCTACTGTATTTGATGCAACTATTTATTTAAGTAAATTAATTTGGAAGTCTATTGGTGAAGTAATTATTTCAGCTAGAGAATGTATGAAATGGCTTCAGCAAGTTTCAAGATTAGTTTCTGAGAATGGTCTTCCATTAACATTCACAACTCCAACTGGCTACATAGTTCAAATGAATTATATGAAAATGAAAAAGCGAAGAGTTAATACAAGAATGGGAGAATCTATGAAAACTAAAAAAATTATGATTCAATATGAAACAGATAAAATAGATACGAAAAATGTTGCTAATGCAATAGCACCTTGTTTTATTCACTCACTCGATGCTTCAATTTTAGCTAAGGCAGTTTCTAAAGCATCAAGTCAAGGAATTAATTCTTTTGCTTGTGTTCACGATGCGTTTGGAGTTTTAGCTTGTGATGTTCAACTTATAAATGATTTGGTAAGAGAATCTTTTGTTGAAATATTTTCTCAAGAGAATGTATTAGAAAATTTCTGTAAAGAGATTACTCCTCAGATTGCAAAAAATAAGCAACATTTAATACCTGAGCTTCCTAAAATGAGAAACCTTAATATTAGTGAAGTTTTAAAGAGTGACTATTTTTGTTCTTAAACAACTACGCTAGCGAAAATATTAAACAGACACTTTATGACAATCTAACAGTTGTCATTCCAATAATTACTAGGAGGTACATATAATGGAAAAAATAAAAACGTACACTTCTCCTTTTGGAAAAGCGATTTATCCGCACATCACTAAGGCTGACGTTAAGTGGAAGCCTGAAGGCGAATACCACGTTAACTTAGAAGTTGATGCAGATAAATCTCTCGAACTTGTTACTTTAATTGATAAGCACGTAGAGAAAGCTTTAACCGAAGAGAAGAAAAAAGGTAAGAAGAGAGAACTTAAAAAAGCTCCTCTACCTTATAAAAAAGAAGATACTAAATATATTTTCAAATTTAAAATGAAGGCTAAAGGTACTAACTCTCGAACAGGGGAAGACTTTACTCAAAGACCTGCGATTTTTGATAATGAATTAAAACCATTAAACAAAGATTTAACTGTCTGGGGTGGTTCAACTCTAAGAGTAAGTTTCTTTCCAAGAGAATGGTATACGCCTTTATTAGGTGCTGGTTGTTCTCTGAGAATGAAATCAGTACAAGTTAAAAATTTAGTTGAAGGTTCATCTATGAGTGGCTCAAGTCAAGGATTTGAGAAAACTGAAGGTGACAGTTCAACTAAGAACGAATCTGATGAAGAAGAAATTTCAAAAGAAAACAACTCTTCAGCAGACTTCTAAATTTAAAAGTAAACTTGAGGAAGAGTTTAATAAATTTTTAATACAAAATAAAATTAACTTTTTTTATGAAAATTTTACAATCTCTTACCTCAAGCCTTCTAAAGCTTCTAGGTACACACCTGACTTCAAATGTTTATCAATAATATTTGAAACTAAAGGTCACTTCGTAACCGCAGATAGAAGAAAGCATTTACTAATCAAAGAACAATATCCTAACTTGGATATTAGATTGGTATTTTCAAATTCCAAAAATCGCATTGGAAAGAAATCAAAAACAACTTACGCAAAATGGTGTGAGCTTAAAGGATTTAAGTATCACTGTATTGCATCAACAAAGAAATTTTTACCTGAAGAATGGGTAAAGGAGATATTAAAAAATCAAAATGAGAAAAGAAACTAAATATATAATCATACATTGTTCAGCTACTAGACCTTCAATGGATATAGGGTTTGAAGAAATTAACAAATGGCATCGTGCTAAAGGTTGGTTTGGCTGTGGCTATCATAAAATAATTAGACAAAATGGTACTATAGAACAAGGAAGACCAGATGAAGAAGTGGGTGCTCACTGTCGTGGAAGAAATCACGATAGCATTTCAATTTGTATGGTTGGAGGAGTTTCAGAACAAGACATTAAACAATGGGAAGATAATTTTGAAGGAGACCAGTGGACAGCCTTAAAAGAATTAGTAATAGAATTACATAATAAATATCCTGAAGCAGAAATTTGTGGACATTATAAATTTAGTGACACTAAGAAGTGTCCTTCATTTGACGTAGAAGAATGGAAGAAGATTGAGCTTGATTGGATAGAAGGCGATTTACTACCAGATGATGAACGAGATTGATGAAGAAGTTTCATTTATTAATTATGAGCCGTGTCCTGAATGTCAACGTACTGGTAACGACAATACTGGTGATAATTTGGCTCGTTATTCTGACGGCCACGCTTGGTGTTTTGCGTGCAAACATTATGAACAATCTCCAAATATAATTAAAAATGAATTTACAAAAGAGAAAAAGATAAACAATATGATAACCGGTGAATACCAAAATTTAACTAAAAGAAGAATTGATGCAGAGACGTGCAAACATTTCGGCTATCAAGTTGGTGAATACAATAATCAAAAAGTTCATATTGCTCCTTATTATAATAAAGAAAACGAATTAGTAGCTCAACATATTCGCTTCCCAAATAAGAAATTTATTTGGTTAGGTGATGTTGAGGAAGTAACTCTATTTGGTAAAAACAAATGGAGAAATTCTGGAAAAATGTTGGTCGTTACAGAAGGTGAATTAGATTCTATGTCTGTAAGTAAAATACAAAAAAATAAATGGCCAGTTGTTTCTGTACCATCAGGTGCGGCTTCAGCAAAAAAATATATTAAGAAATCACTAGAATGGTTAGAAAATTTTGAAAATGTAATTTTTCTTTTTGACCAAGACGAAGCCGGTAGAAAAGCTTCAGTCGAATGTGCAAAATTGCTTTCTCCACGTAAGGCTAAGATAGGTAGACTGCCTCTTAAAGATGCTAATGAAATGCTAGTAAAAGAAAGGACTAGTGAATTAGTTGATAGTATATGGGGTGCAACTACCTATACGCCTGAAGGAATTGTAGCAGGTAAAGATACTTGGGAATTATTAATTAAAGACGATAGTAAAAATTCAGTTCCATATGTATGGGAAGGTTTAAATTCAAAATTAAAAGGAATTAGAACTGGTGAAATAGTTACTCTTACAGCAGGCTCAGGAACAGGTAAGTCTCAAGTTTGTAGAGAGATAGCTTATGATTTAATTACTAAAGGTAATACTGTTGGGTATGTTGCTCTTGAGGAAGGAATCTCAAGAAGCGTTAGAGGATTAGTTTCTATACCTCTTAATAAATTAATTCACTTACCAGATGTTAGGAAACAAATTCCTGAAGAAAAAATAAAAGAAGCTTGGGATAAAATAAAATCCAAATGTTTTTTCTATGACCATTTTGGAAGTACAGAAAGTGGAAATCTTTTAAATAAAATTAGATATTTAGTTAGAGGTTGTGATTGCAAATATATAGTGCTTGACCATCTTTCAATAATTGTTTCAGGACTAGAAGGAGAATCTGAACGTAGAGTTATAGATAACACGATGACAAATTTAAGGTCATTAGTAGAAGAATTAAAATTTGGATTAATTTTAGTTTCACATCTTAAAAGACCGCCTGATAAAAAAGGCCACGAAGAAGGAGCAATTACTTCTCTTAGTCATCTAAGAGGAAGTCACGGAATAGCTCAACTGAGTGACATAGTTTTAGGCTGTGAACGTAATCAACAATCCGATGAAGATAAAGACACTATGACTGTTAGAGTTTTAAAAAATAGATACACAGGTGAAACTGGTATTTGCACTTATTTACATTATGACAAAGAAACCGGAAGACTTTCCGAAGGCCAATTTAATGCTCAAGAAGAGATACGAAAAGCACGTTAATGCTTTTCTTACTTCTTACTTGGATGACAATGAAGAATTTAAGGAATTAGGTGACACAGATAGATTATATATTTATTCAGTCTTAAGAAAACTTTTAACTTTAGTTTATCAAGTTATTAAATATCCAAATGTTTATCCAATTTTATTAGTTCAGAATTACAAATCTAAAGAAATAATTTTAAAAGCATTTAATGAAGTTGGACTAATTATTCCAACAGTAAATAACATAAAAATAGAGGTCATAAATTGAAACAATGAAATTAATATTTGATGTCGAAACTGATGGTTTCGTATTAGAAGCAACAAAAATATGGTGCATAATTATTAAGGATATAGATACCAATAAATTTTATTCTTATAAATATGATGAAATAGATAAAGCTTTGAAATTACTTAGTGATGCTGACTTGTTAGTTGGTCACAACATTTCAAAATTTGACTTATTAGTAATTAAAAAACTTTACCCAGATTTTAAATATAAAGGAAAAATATTTGACACTTTATTAGTTAGCAGATTGATATGGACTAATAGAAAAGAAGAAGATTTTAGACTTAAAGAAGTGCCT